GATTATTGTTATCGGTGGAATCTTCGGCATTTTGGGCTTTGAAGCGACCTTTTTCGTCACGGTTTGTGCTTTCTTCGCTACTTTCTTCGCTGGTGTTTTCAGTTTGGATTGGATCGTCATTTACTTCTATCTCCTTTTCAATTGGTGCTTCTAAAGTGCCTTCTTCGGCTTGTTCTAATGCGGCTTCTAGCAATTCTCTGCGGTCATCTGACATGGTTTTTCCTATCTGTAATTAAGTTTGGAGTATGCAATCTCAGCGATTTGCCGCTTGCGTTCTTGCTGTTCTTTTTTTGAAAATTCATGCACTTTTCGTTCCATTGGCACATCGTTACCTAGTTCAACGCAGTTATTACGCTTTAAGTTCTCACGATGCTTAGACCGACTAGATACCCAAGAACCGTCTGCCATAGATATATGACCTGCAATATCAGGGATTACCATAGGTGCTTGTTTGGGAGTCATAGATTCTTTTTCCTTCCATGCAGCCTCACCTTCAGGAGAGCCTATCTCATAATTCCAGTACATGAGGTACTTTTCTTTGTCGCTCAATTGAGTTTCGTCAACTTCTTCATAGTCACTCTTGCATAAAGGGCAACATTTATGGACTTTTACAACAGTCATTACATTCTCCTTATTAAATCAGGTACTTGATCGTACTCATGGGGTCTTAAACAAACAACGCTGTCATACCAACGTGCATTTTTCCATCGCCAGCAGACAAATTCTTCTTTAGGTAATAAAACAATGGTTTTTATGCCTAATGCACCAGCCAAGTGTGCCGTTCCTGTATCTACGGTCACAATTCCCTTGCAGGCTTTCATGTGTGAGGCTGATTTAGACCAATCTTTCTGCCATCCATCGTCAGGTAGTGCGTTAAATATGCCTTCTGTCTTAGGATTTAAGCTATAACAGTCCGATCCTGTGAGTTTTTCCATCTCACGCATATCTATTGACTTGATGTAGTACAGCATTTGCTTAGATGCTTCCCAATTTACCCCTATCTTGCTAGGAATATTGCTTGGTTCAGCATGAAAATACCCCTCAGAACCTACAATTCTATGTTTATTGACTGGAAATAGACATTTAACCGATGGGTGCATCAAACTAATGTAATAAGGTAACGACATCGAGCCTATCCAATAATCAGAAGTTAATGTGTCCGAATCATCAATCTCATTGGTAAATTTATCTATGCACTCCATCTGACCTAACAGGTAATGCAAGGAAGATTCTTGTAGGACAATGACTTTCTTAGCCCCCAAAGCCTTTAATGCTGGCAAGAATCTAGCATACATAAAGATGTCACCATATCCCTGCTCCATCTGAACGGTAATGGTTTTCCCTAATAAAGACTCACCTCGCCATACAGGAACATTTTTTAGTGTTGGGCCATATCCTTGAGCTTGTTTTCCAATAATTTCAGGATGCCAACGATACTCAAATAAACGAAATCCTTGTTCGTAGCGTCCAGCATGGAGGTGTTCGTATGCTAATTTATATTGGTGGTCTACATTAGAAATAATATGGCTTCCTCATCGTCTAGTTCCTCTAGGCGTTTGGCTTCCAATATTCTTAAATGCGCTTGTAATCTAGCGAATTCTTGTCTTTGTGCCACCGCCTGTTGGAGATTATCCAGTTGTCGTTCAAGGTAGGCGATAGACCGTTGTAATTCTTCTGTTTCAGCTAACGGTATATCAGCTTCAACCTCTTGTTTAAATTGTACTTTACTTTGCTTAACTTTGGCAATAGGTTTAGGATCAACCAAGTTGCGTATAGCATCCTTACGGAAAGCATTAGCGTCTTTTGCAGATTGTTCAAGTTTACGTTGACGTGCTGCTATCTTTTGCTGAAGTCTTTGGATTCTGCGTAGTTCTTCTTTAGTAATATAACCATCATCCCCACCTCTTAGCGTAGGTGTAGGAGGTAACCCAGCTATCTGAAAAGCGTTTATTTGAAACGCATTAGCTTGGAAAGCTGTTGCAAACATCTAGAATGTTCCGCCAGCAATACCGCCAGTTACTCCAGTCCCCACAGTTAATATATTGGTGCTAGAGTTAAATGCTAAGTTTGCACTAGAACTTAATGCACTTGTTCCATTACCATAAGGTATGTAATTAGCCGTTAATGTAGTAAGACCTGTGCCACCAAAAGATACAGAAAGAACTCCAGTAGCACTTGCACCGTCAGCTAAAAATGATAGATTACGAGGTATTGTCATTTTTTACTCATATAAAATGTTTATTGAACCAGCATCAAATGTATCTGTACCGTTTACTGTGGTAATTGTTACCGTAGTTGCCACACCTGAAAGAGTTACTGAACCAGCAAAAAAAGCTGACCTAGCTGCATCAGATTCACCCATTGTTCCACTTTGAACCCAAGTGTTTGTAGAAGACCTGAGTAAACAAATAGTCATCATTCCGTGACCAACATATCCTGTACCTTGACTAAATTGAGCTATACCAAAACCAGTAGTAAATGCAGTTGAAGCAACACCACTACTAACAACACTAGAACTACCTAAATATCCAGTTGATACAACACCACCAGATGTCCCTAATCTTACTAAAAAATCAGATGAACCATTTGTTGAAAGACCTTGAAACATTACAGTAATTCTTTTTACCCATGATGGTATACCAGTAAACCCAATTGCCGTTCCTGAAGTAGATGCAACAGCAGTACCACTTGTAATTACACTTCCACCCATTGTAGGTGTGTTAATTGTGGGTGAAGATAATATTGCAGTTGTTATTGTTGGTGATGTTCCTAATACATTTGCACCACTACCTGTACTTGTTGTAACACCTGTACCACCGTTTGCTACGGCTAAAGTACCTGTTACACCTGTAGTTAATGGTAATCCAGTAGCATTTGTTAATGTTCCTGAAGTTGGAGTTCCTAGTATTGGAGTTACTAAAGTAGGACTTGTTGATAAAACAACATTTCCTGATCCTGTAGAAGTTGTTACACCTGTTCCACCATTTGCTACTGCAAGAGTGCCTCCTAGCGTTACATTACCTGTTGTTCCTGTGCTTGGGGTTAATCCTGTAGTACCACCACTAAATGAACTAACTGTACTTGCTACTGAAAACGAACTAAACGCTAATGCCTCGACAATATCGCCTGCATTACATCCAACTGCTAAAACTATGCTTGTGCCGTTTGTAGCCGTATAATCTGCACCGTTTAGAAATACACCGTTGACATAAACTTGAATTAAACCTACTGTATAACTTACGGTAAATGTGGTTTGTGCTGCTGTAGCCGTAAAACTTGTACGACTGTAAGCATTACCTAAGCTAGACCAAGATGTATCTGTACCGTTTGTTGTTAGGTATTTACCACTATTACTTGTCTGACTAGGTGCTAAAGCGTTAAAAGCTGAGTTAGCCGTTGTCTGACCTGTTCCACCATTAAGTATTGGTAGAGCTGTACCTGAATAAGTTAAGGCTAATGTACCTGAACTTGTTATTGGACTACCTGTTACCGTAAATATAGATGGTGCTGTCAATGCTACTGAAGTAACTGATCCGCTACCTTTACCGTTAAATGTATTCCAATCGGTTGAAGTTAAATAGCCATCTACAGATGTTGTAGCGGCTGGCATAGAAATAGCAGGAGTTGTGCCACCACTAGATACGACTGGAGCAGTACCTGTAACCGAAGTAACTGTACCGACTGAAACTGTACCACCTAGTGATATAGCAGACCCATTTATTGTGATTGATGAATTAGTAAGACTTGCGTTACCAATATTACTTAATGTATTAGTAGTTCCTGAAATAGACTTATTTGTCAACGTATCAGTAGTATCCCTACCTACTAAAGTAGTTGTAGCGTCAGGTAAAGTAACAACTCGACCTGCTGTAGCTACCGCATCAAGTAAAGTAATGGCACTTGCAGCACTTCCTGAACTTCTAAATCTGATACCTTTATTAAAGTCTGTTCCGTCACTAATAGTTACTAATCCTGTGCCTTTTGGCTGAATGTGCATACCGATGCTAGTGCTAGAACCTTCAGCTACTATGTGTAAAGGTACACCAACTCCAATGCCATTCTTTAAAGTAAAGTAATCAGTTGCACTTGCGACAGGCGTTAATAAAAGTATTTCGTTGCTGTTGACATCATTGATCTGACCAATAATAGGTGTAGTTAATGTCTTGTTTGTAAGTGTCTGAGTACCTGTTAGCGTTACTACTGTGCTATCTATAGATATAGTTCCACTTGTAGTAATTGGGCCACCAGTTAAACCTGTGCCTGTAGCTACACTTGTTACCGTTCCTAATGGATTAGCAGCCCAAGAAGTATCCGTTCCATCGGTAGTAAGATACTTACCTGAATTACCTGTCTGACTAGGAGCAAGAGCATTAAATGCAGCGTTTGCAGTAGCCTGACCAGTACCGCCATTAATTACAGGAATAGTACCTGTCAGTTCATGGTCATCATTCCAGTTAGACGGCTGGACAATCGTAGGATCGCCAGCATCAGGGACAGCACTTACAAACTTATGCTTTACGGTTATAGCCATTACTGTACTCCGATTATTTTTCCGTCTGCGCCTCTTAGTACCTGTTTAGGTCTGTTCTGATTTTCATTCATAGTAGTCATGATTTGACCTAATGCCTGTGTCATTTGTTGATTACCCTGTTCAATAGCTTGAGCAATGGGTGCTAATGGGTGTTGCATTGATTCAGCCATGTCTTGTTCAGTCATGTAAGCCATCGCACCGTTGGATTCATCTGCGCCAATTCTAGCAACTTCAATCTTAGCACCGTTGTTAATGTGAGCCAGTAAGACTTGAGTGTTGCGCTCTGTCATCATCTTCATTTGGGCGACTTTTAAATCCATCTCGGCTTGACGCATATTACGCTGATCTTCCAACTGGAATTTAAGCTGATTCTCTTGTGCTTGGTACTCTTGTTTAGCTTTTTCAAGTTCCATCTGCATAGAAATCTTCTGTTGTTCAAGTTGAGCAGTTTGTTGGGCTTGTTGTTGAGCAGCTTGCATCTTAGCCTGAGCAAGTTGCATTTCCATTTGCATCTTTTGTTGTTCAGGTGATGGTGGTTTAGGCTGACCCTCCATTCTTTTAGCTTGTTCCCTAAACTTGTCGGCAGTTTCGTCAATCAGACCTTCCATACCCTTACCAGCTTTAAACCCTGTTACACCAAACTTCAACATTTCCATGAGTAATGGAGTAAGTTCAGGAGCTTGCATAGCAGTAGGTAGAGCAGTCTGCATAAACTGACTGAAAGCACTTAAAAACTCGACTCGATTTTGCTTTTCTTGCTGTTCATCTTGATAAATCATTGAATCAGAAGTAACTTCTATGCGGAAGTTTTTAGCAGGTTCGTCTTTTAATAACTGTAAAGCCTGTGGAATTAACATTTGATCTTGAGGCGATAACTGCATTGCCCCTGAAATCTTGATAATCGTGTCATCAGTAAAGTGATTACAGATAATCTGCGCCTTGATCGACAATAAACTGGTAGCAAAGTTCACTACATCATGTTGCATCGTCTTTAATCGACCTGAAGCGTTGTTACTCTTAATAATTTGTGCGCCAAGTGTTTCATTAGGGTCTGTTTGACCCCTTTGAATGTCAGCAATTCCCATAATCTCGTAAATTTGGGACTTGACCTGATCCATTGCTGTGTAAGATGACTGTAAAGCTGCTGCAATTGGGGTAATATCCACTAAATTGATAGCACCTGCCATACCCTGTTTCTCAGCAAACGCTCCCCAGTTCTTAATAGGAAGCAATGCGTTGTTGTCACCCTCTGTAAATAGACGCTGTAAGCTAGGTTCTGAGGCATCGTATACACCACGCACTTTAAGGGCTTGTATAAAGCCGTCAATTCTGTCTGCAAGGGTATCTAACTGTCTAGCTTGGTCTTGGTACAGAGCAAAATCAGGTACAGGAATCAATGAATCTGTAGTGATTGTTGCGTATAAAGGTTTAGGACAAGGCCAAAAGTTTTCTAACTTGAGTGGGTCGGGTTTAGTATCAAGTATTTTACCCATCGACTTAGATAGCCAAATGACTTCACCAGTTGTCTTATCCCAAATCTCATAGATACAGGCTTCACTTGCGCCTTCACCCATCTTTTCGTTAAATGTCTTGGTAGTCTCAGGTTTGGTATCTAGTGGAATCTTACCGCCTAGTTCTTCACCAAAGCGTTCAACAAGGGCAGGTCTACCTAAATATACTTTTCTCCATACGGCAGTTACTTCTTCCCACGTTCGAGCGATTGTATGACCAAAGTCTCTCCAAGCTACATAATCTACAGGCGCACATTCGTACTCAATACGTTCTTGATCTTCACGAAACATACCGCCTTCGGTTTCTGCTTCGTCTGTATCTTCGGTAATTTGATAGCCATCATCAGGCGCACCTTCAGCTTCACCACCGTCTGTACCCACAATATGAGGTTCGTAACGTACCCAAGATGTACCACGTCCACCAAGTAATCTATCCAATACGGATGATTTCATAGCTGAGTTATAGTCACCATAATGCTCAATCTCGTACTCAAGCGCACGTTCTAGCATCATCGAGGCTACCCTACCTACTGGATCGTTATCTCTAAACCTACGGCTTACGTCAGGTCTAGGAAGTCTAGCAAATATAGCTGGGGTTATTGTCTGTACGTTAGACCACAGAATATTAAACTTAGCGTTGGGGTTGTTTCTTGAGCGACTGTCATCACGATACCGTTTAACAATCTTGTCGCTACGATCTTCCCAAGTCTTATAAGTACGTTCGTATTGAGCAATACAGTTGTACCAGTCTGAGTATGTATGTTCCATATTTATATCCTACGATCCGTTATTTTGGGTGTTTCTTTCCATAATTCGTTTAATGTCACTTCCGTTTTACCAACGTGAATTCCAACAATGCGATCATCTTGGATTGCAGGCTTGTCTTCATCTTTCCATACGATAGCAAGATAGCGAAAAGCATCTGCGCTGTGACTTGTCCAATCATGTTTTGGGCGATCTCTAAATACTTTTTTATCATCATCCCACTCTCGTTGATATTGACGTAAACATTCTATGCCTTCTTCACATCTATTATCGAACCAAGTGCGAGTTAATGCAAGTCTAGTTGCCTGTATTCCGTCCTGTAATGACAGGTTTGGTACAATTTTTAAGTGTTTTAAGTCAATTTTTGTCGATATTTGTTCGATTATGCTCTTACCACCACTTGCCAATGTTTTAGCTTTAGCATCATGAGGAAGCCAATGAGTGCCATAAAAGTACCCAAATTCTTCTTCTTTTTGCTTTAGTAAACCTGTGTAATATGGAATGGCCTGACCATTTGAGGAATGATGATCGAGGACTCTAATCTCTCCATGTACGACTTGAAACCACCAAATAGATGTACTGTCGTTAAATCCTAAGTCCCAAGCAGTATGACAAGGAAACATAGGGTCGTACTTAATATCTGTAATTCTATCTAAGTCGGTAATATGGCGCATTTGTTGACCATAGAAAGCTCCAAGTATGGCAGCTTCAAATGAAACTAAGAACTCCTGTTCATACTGATTGGATGACATAGACTGCTGGGCATCTAATAGTTCGTTTTGTGGGATTAACCCTGATTGATCTGCTCGCAATACTTTTGTATACCAATTTGGGCTTTTTTGCGCTTCATTATAAATATCATAGAAAGCATTGTGACCTTTAGGTGTTCCAATAAATACCGCCCATGTCTGATAACCATTTAAACCGTTACGGTCTGTCAGTAATGGCCTAACAATCTCACCCCATATTCGAGGCTTCATGTCTGCATACTCATCTAGGACTACACCATCTAAGTATAAACCCCTAAGATTATCAGGATTGTCAGCACCAAATAGCCGTATTTTAGCCCCATTAATTAGTTCTACCCATAATTCAGACTGGTTAGCTTTAGCAATAGCAGGTTCTGCAAATCTTAAAAGATAATCCCAAGCAATGTTTTTAGCCTGAGCGTAAAAAGGAGCTATATAAGCGTACCTACCGTTTGGTTTGTTTTCTGTGATTGCCCTACGGATAATGTCGCAAATCGTTGCTACGGTCTTTCCTGCACGTCTATGACACACTAAGACAGCCCAGCGTTCTTTACGGTGATGAAAGTCTAAAAAAGCGTCACGAGCTTTGTAATCAAACTCATGAACAATTTCGACTAATCCTTCCATTTAAATACATGAACAACAGGTTTTTCAGCATCACCGACTTGTTCAACTCTAGCTAATTTAGGTACATGATACTCAGCTACTTGCATGAAACAATCAAAGGCCACTTTAGGGCCTAGCTTTTCATTTGTAGCGATGTCATCAAGCCATTCTTGTAGTTTGTGTGAGTTACCGTCCACGAACTTAGCAATCGCCTCTCTAGCGAGTGCTGTTGACTTATTAGGGACACCTGCAACACGTCCACCTGTCTTTTTTCTAGTTGTTTCTACTATAGATTCCATATCTGTTCTAAGGTATTAGTTAAGATATATTAATTCTACTCTATTTTCTTGATTTGTTGTTCTATTATATCTCTACGGCTTGGTGGTGAATTTTGATACATATTTTCAAATTTAGGATTTAATTGAAAATCACCATAAGCATTAGGATAATGTGATTCTCTTACATCAAATATTTCTGATATAAATGGGCCTTTTTTACCTTTGCTATGACCAATAACAGCATCGTAACCAGTATCACGAACTTTTTGAGCTACTGCTGCTTCTTGTAAAGCGTATCTTAATTGATTACCATTTCTACTATTATCAATAATGTAATGTGTGTAATCTGATAAATCAGGTGCATGAGTATCTAAAAATTGTTGCACTAAATTAGTTTTTATATCTTTTGGTCCAGTTATTGCTTTAAATACATCATCTTGTAATTGTTTTAAATCTTTTTTGCTTGATAATTGAGCATAAGCAGCTTCAGGTGCTTTACCGCCAGTTGCCCCTTTTACAAACAATGGGTTTTTGTAAAGCGTTTCACCTGTAATTTTATCTGTGCCACCGTAGCCGCTTGACCCACCATAATGTTTCATATTTGGCGATCCTTCAGGCAAATAAAATACGCCTGATCTAACCGATTCTGTCATAGCTTGTTCAGGTTTTTGTTTACGCATTACGTTAATATGTAAACCTTCATCAGATAAACGAGCAGAGGGAGTATTTGTTACTGCTTGATTAAATATGTCATCTTTGGGTAAAGTTGTTGCCATACCCAATTCATTAACTGTTTGTCTCGGAACAATGCTAGGCATTAAACCTTGTTTTTGCATCATGTTTTCTGTTGCGTTCCATGCTTGTTTTCCAGCAGCCTTAGCCACAGGTTTAGCTAATGGAGCTAATGGCATTGCCAACATTGTTGCAAGTCCAGCATCTTCGCCTGAGCTATAACCTTTACTGTACTCTCTATTATTAGGATCAAGTACACCTATATCAGATGGTTGTTTTTCAGGGACTCCAGCATATCCTGCGCTAAATCCGCTTAATTGCTGGCTAGGTGTGTAACCAAAAGACTTTAAAAATGCTTGTGGATCGCTTAAATTACGAACTACCGTTGTAGGAAAATCTAGAGCCGATTGTGCCTTTTGACGCAACAAATCCGCTAAAGTTTGATTTTCAGCCACAATTATTTAACCTCTTTATCCAAGTCTTTAAGTTTGTTAGCAATAGCAGCTCTACGTTCTAAACGTAGTCTTTGTTGCTTTTCTAGTGTAGATTCAACGTGAGGTCTGAGTAAAGCATCTTCTTTTTTGTACTTACGGTTCATGTGTTCCATTACATATCCTTCATAGCGTCTGAAATCATTTGTCTGCGAGGTTTAGCAGTTTTAGCAGATTCTTTGAAATCTTTAGCAGTTGGGGCGTTCTTGCTTCCAACCTTGTTCATCTTTTCACCTGATCCAGCAGCTATCCTAGCCTGTTTAGCGTGAATATTAGCGTATAGTCCGTTCTTCATTAACATTTCCACCTTGCTCTAGCTGCCTTACCACGTTCACCATTCCATCCACTTGATCTTGCACAGAAACTATCGTGTCTTGAACCTGATGCTTGTGGGGCTTGTAAATTACTACCATTCTTTGCGTTGTATGCTGCCCGACCCTTAGCCGTCATTCCTGCGCCTTGTTCGGTAGGAAGATAGTTCTTACCCTTACCTACTGTAGTTTTAGGGATAGGTTTATCATGCTTTTCTACGGCAGCACGAATGTCATCCCTGCGAGTCATCTTCTTTTCTGCCAATAAAACGACCATACGCTTCTTCAAGCATAGATTTTCTTGCGCCTTTAGCATTATCACGTTCAACATTTAAGGCGATAGCTACAGCTTGTTTTCTAGGTCTACCAGCTTTCATTTCAGTCTTAATGTTCTTACCGACTGATGCTTCTGTGCCTGATTTATCTAATGGCATATCAACCCTTGAATTTAAGAAGATAGATTGTTGTGTCAATTTCCTGTGCAATGTTATCAATTAACTGCACTATTTCGGATTCATCAGGCAAGTCTTTTCTAGCGTCTTTAACAAAGCGTTGTAATGACTCTATGTAACTAATTGGTGTACCTTTAGGCAAATGATAAGAATCAGGAAAATTAGTAATTTGACCATAACATCCGAAGTAAGCCTCTGCGAGAGTGTCAGTAAGTTCGACAATATTTTCATAGAATTTCCCAAGAGTTTTATGTTGAGCATACGACTTAGTTGCCCAATGCATGAAGTGGGTATTTGTCCCTGAATGTAACAGGGTAGCTAGAAACAAGGCCATATTCTTTTCCATAACCTATTTTACTACTTTCCTAGTTCTTGGTGCAGGTTTTTTAACAGGTATTGGGGGTTCAGGCACGTCTATAATAATATTGGTTTCTATTCTAGTTGCAGGGAATTCCACCATCTTGCATTTATACCAACCAAAATGCGCCATTATTTTTTCTACTAAAGTCTGATCATCTTTAATATCAATCATTATTACCCCTTAATATATTCATTAAACGTACTGCACCCTCAACATCATTAATCCTGACAATTGCTGGGCCTTGCCAGTTACTAATAAATTTTAATTGCGCTTGTGTAAATTTCTTGCTCTCACCTGATTTTACTTCAACTAATACACTTTGATTTTGAAAATGTATTAATAAATCAGGAAATCCTTGACCAACTCGTGACATATCTACAACACCTGCGCCTAAAGAACGTAAGGTTTTAACTATCTCTGTGTGGTTTAAATCCACTCTTTTTGCATAAACCATTGTATTTTAATATAATAATGTTATAAAGTACTAAACTCTTTAAGGGATTGTATGTCAGCTTCCAAATTTACGGATGAATATTTTATACAATTATGGCATGAATACAAGTCACCTTCAAAATTAGCTAAAGTTATTGATCTTGATCTTGCTGCTGTATATAAAAGACGTAGATCAATGGAGAAAAAATACAATATAACCTTAGAAGCTGTAAACCCCACATATAGATATGAATTTAAGCCTGAACAAGAGAGAGCTAAACTTCAAGCTAAGTTAGATGAAACAAGAACCAATGTAAGACGAGGTTCAACAATAGAAAATGGTCGAGTCATAGTATTTAGCGATGCTCACTTTTACCCTGACACAGAAACCACAGCATATTTAGCCCTTTTAGAAGCTATTAAAGAATATAAACCTGAAGTTATTATTGCTAATGGGGATATATTTGACGGTTCTACCATTAGCCGACATCCTCGCATTATGTTTCAAAATGCACCTTCAATCTTAGAAGAATTAGAAGCAGTAACGCATTACATGAGTGAAATTGAAGCAGCTTCTAAATTTAAACAAAATTTAATACATACGTTTGGCAACCATGACCAAAGGTTTGAGTCTTTCTTATCTGCCCAAGTACCTCAATACCAAAACATTAAAGGATTTAGTCTTAAAGACCATCTTCCAGCTTGGAAACCTTGTTGGTCTTATTGGTTAAATGATGAAACTATTATTAAACACAGATTAAAAGGTGGGGCTTATGCTGGCTATAACAATGTTAAGGCTGCTTTGGGAGCTAATATTGTTACAGGCCATACTCATGTACTAGCAGTCCAACCTTTAACTGGCTATCAAAAGACATTTTATGGAGTTCAAACAGGCACATTAGCCCATCCTAAAGGAACGCAGTTTATAGACTATTGTGAAGATTCTCCTGTGGATTGGAGATCAGGTTTTGCCATGCTTACTTTTCACAAAGGTCGTTTGTTGATGCCTGAGTTATTTCAAGTGCATGATGAGAACGAACACACCATTGAATTTAGAGGAAAGGTGTATGGTGTATGACACCCTCTCCAAAAACTTTAGAAGCTATGTATTTAATGTTATGTCAAATGAAGCCTTTTAAAAATTGGAATTTACCTAATACAGCTTGTATTAACTTTGTTGTAACTGAAGAACAAGATTCTTACGGAACTTATGTGTTTGATGACGATATACACATTATTACCATATCTAAAGCTAAGTGTTGTTTTTTTGAGACAATATTAAAAACGCTTGCTCATGAACTTATACATTTAAAAAGATACAAGACCAAAAAATGGGATCAACATGATGCAGTCTTTAGACGTTACGCTAAACAAGTAGCTGATGAATTCGGATTTGATCCCCTTGAGTTATGAAACCCTGCTAATTCTGCTAAGTTGTTAGCTATCAATGCCTAATAGATGTAAAGTTTTATCGAGTAAGGCTTGCTCGTCAACTCCATAGCGAGCTTCAAATCGTTTTCCAAGTGTGTGAATACCAGTATCTCCCCTGTGGTGTTCAGGGCATAATCCGATAACTGGCGCAAGGCTTCTTTTTCCTCCATACCGTCTGATATGATGGATTTCACATGGTGTATCATTGTACCCAAATACGGATTTACACAAAATACATCCGAGTCGGGCCACTTTGCCATAATGTTCTTTCTGTGCTTTAGTCAACGTGTTATTTTTTCTATCTGTCTATTTGTAGCTGATTCAGTTCTAAAAACTTCAATTTTCAACTTACAAGTTTCTATAGTTAATTTCAATGCAGTATGTTTTCTTTTAGCCTCATTTAAATCATAGCAGTATTGTATATATTCATCAGAAGCTAACGCATCCATTTCTTTACCAGCAATAGATGGACTAGGGCTTTCTTTCATCTTTAAGGCTTTTAAAGCTGATTTATAGCTGTCTAACCATGCAAGATTAGCATCAGCATCAGCATAGTCATCAATAAGATCAACTATGTGTTGTATTTCATCGTTGGGATTAATCATTTAGCAACCAGTCCTAGTCCAATGTTACCTATAAAATATCCTACAAATGACACACCTAGTGCTACATTTCCTTTAGTGATTTGTTCGATAGCAACATATAGATAAACTATACCTATAGCCCATATTAAATAACTAGACATTTTTTTTTCCCTTTAAAATGTTAAATTGTATTACCATTTCTTTTCTTAATTCTTCTGCTGCCACTTTACCTCGATGTTTTTCAACAAGCAACAAATATTTTCTGCGTTGTTGTAAAGGAGTTTTTAAAGTTGATATAGCTTCTGCAATGCGCCTGTAATCTTCGCTATATGTATCTATTCGGCTAGGGTTTGTAGATGTTGAAGGCAAAATAATCCTATCCGACTAGGATCATTCGTCTGAGGGATGCTTTAGTCTCAGTCAATATAGATAAATGGTTGTTGTGCTTGTTCAGGTCTAGTATTACCAAGTCTACCACGATATTCCACCAATTAAGGTCTAGGACAGTTCTGCTCTCTAATGCTATCTATCACATTAGGTCAGGGCTTTCGCCAGTTCGCTTCTGAAGTGCTGATTTGCCTTTTATAAGGGTAATCAACGTATCGCCTTTACTGATTCAACTCCTAAGAGATCAGGCTAGGTCAAGCCACTTGCAACTGGGCTGGAGGGTGGAATTTAGACTGTAGGACTTCAAGTGTCAAAACCAACCCATGTGCAAATGTCCTGTATCAAAGTTCCACCCTTGACAATTTAATTATAACCTATTTTTAAGACTATGCAAGTTCGGGCCACACCATCCACCAGTTATTAGGAAATAAATCTTTTCTGGTAATTAATCCATGACTATTTTTTTCAAGTTTAGCCGCCAAAAAAACTAATTGCCCATGCGGTAAACCTCGATGCCTCCATTGTGCAACTGCTGGAGGTGCAACATTACATAATCTAGCCACTTCATTTGTTCCACCTAAAAGGTCTATAAGAATAGAATCATTCCAATTGTGTTTGTTAATTGTTGTTTGCATAAGTTATCTTAATTTAATTTTGTTTATTTTACAACATTTGTTGCACTATGTATTAATTTTTGTTAATATAACAATATAGTTACTTAAAGGGAGAAAACTATGTTTGATACATTTGAAATTGACAACGATTTACAAGAAATGAGAATGATGCAAGAAGAAAGACAAATGCGTTTATTGGAAGCATTAGATCATATGGAACATGGAATTATGTCTGAAGAAGATAAGGATGTAATTTGGTATGAAACAGGTATGCCACGTTCAGCTTTTAGGAGAATCAAATGAATATTTATAAAAAATTAATTGTTGCACGAAATCAACTTCAACGTAAAGAATTAAAAAAGTCAGGGCATAACAAGTTTGCTGGGTATCAATACTTTGAACTTGGAGACTTTTTACCTACAATCCAAAGCATTTTTTGTGAAGTTGGTTTGGTAGATGTTATTTCTTTTACTGCCGATTTAGCCACGATGACTATTTATGACATTGATGATGGTTCTAACATTACATTTACAAGTCCTATGGGGTCAGCAGCGTTAAAAGGATGCCATGAGGTACAAAACATTGGTGCAGTAGAAACCTATCAACGTAGATATTTATATGTTACAGCTTTAGCAATCGTTGAGCATGATGCAATTGATTCGACTGTTAAAGAAGAAGAAATCAAAGTGACTGCTATTACTTCGCAACAAATAGCGTCTATAAACGCTTTAATTGAACAATCGGGTTCAGATGAGGCTAAGTTACTTGCTTTCTTTAAAAAGCCTTCTGTGTCGCTTTTAGATAGAAATCAGGCCATTCAAGCTATCGCAATGTTAGAAAAAAAATTAGGAGCAGATCATGTCGGTGAATAAAGTTATTTTAATTGGATTTGTGGGAAAACCACCTGAGACTCGTGCGTTTAGTGATGGTGCAAGTGTCACCAGTTTTAGCCTAGCAACGTCTGAAAAGTACAAGGATAAAAACGGCAATATGGTGGATCAGACGGAGTGGCATAACATTAGCTGCTTTGGTAAGTTGTCTGACATAGCATCTAGGCTAATTACTAAAGGTACTCAAGTCTATATTGAGGGCAAGATTAAAACAAATAAGTATACCGACAAAGCTGGTGTAGAAAAGTACGCAGTGAATATTCAAGTAAGCAATATGCAGTTGTTGGGTAGCAAAGAAGTAAAGAGTCCACCTATTGATACGGCAAGCATATCAAATCATGCCTCTTTGTCTTTGGGTGATATTCCTGAGGATTTACCATTTTAGGTTTGTATGGATAATATGATTCGTGAATATGCGAAATCACACTCTGACACGTTTACGCAGTATTTTAACGTAGATGAAGAACGTACTGTATACCAGTTTAATGAGACGAGTTTAGCTCGTTTTGTTGAACAGGTTATGAGACGTGCTTCTGATCTGTCAGATAAGATTGTATATTCTTAAAGACTATTAACTTTATTT